TTTTGCATAAGGCGATGATGTTTGACAAGTCTAAGAAGGTAGCCAAAACAAAGAAAGCTAATAAAGCACCTACAAAGATACTCCGAAGTAAAAAAGCACCGCCGACTAAAACTGATCAACGGATCAGCAAGCAGAAAGCCGCGCAAGAAAAACTTAGGAATAGTCCAAGTAGAGGTAATGACATAGATGATATTGCAGAAGCATTAATGGCTAATTGGGATGTTGAATAACCCTTTTTTAATAAAACTCTATAGGAATCAATAAGTTATGACTACCTTGGTCACATACAACATGGTCGGAGTTGCGGAAGATGTATCCTCAACAATCGCCAACATTAGCCCATCGGCTACTCCATTCCAATCTCTAGTCAAAAGCGAGAAAGTACACTCACGTACTTTTGAGTGGCTTGAAGACTCTCTACGTAGTGCGGCTAATACAGCGTTAGTAGAGGGAGCAGATAGCTCAATGACCGCAGTTGGACAACCTACAACTCGTTCTAACACAACTCAAATCGTTGGTGAATCATTCCAGGTATCTGCTACTTCTGATGCCGTTAAGACTCACGGTAGAGCGAAGGAAACCGCGTACAACCTCGCAAAAGTACTAAAGCAAGTTAAGCTCGATGTAGAAAAGTCTATGATCGGTGTTTCTCAAGCGGCTGTAGCAGGAAGTGCATCTGCGGCTCGTAAAATGGCATCTATTGACCAGCAGATCTCTACTACTGTAGATGCTGGATCAAACTCTACTGATGCTCTTACTGAAGCCAAGCTACTTGAGTTGGGACAGACTTGCTACACCAACGGTTCTGATCCTTCAGTACTAATGATCAAGCCAGCCGATTCTACTATCATTGCAGGATTTGCTTCTAGTTCAAACCGTCAAAGAGATTTGGCTGATGCTAAAACTTTAGTCAATTCTATTGACGTACTGGTAACAAGTTTTGGTACATACAAGGTCATCCTCAATCGCCTAAATCTAGCTACCAATGCTTACCTCATTGATCCTTCAATGTTCAAGCAATGTGTACTACGTCCGTTTACACGTACGCTTTTAGCAAAATCCGGAGATAGCGATAAGCATATGGTCATCGGGGAAATTTCTGTAAAGCATTCTCAGTTTGCAGATAGCGGAATGATCACTGGACTTTCTTAAGTCCTAAGTAGTAATTGGGGGTGTTGCTAGAGATAAGGGTTTTGCTCTCCTTAACTTATCTTTGGCTTCACCCCCATTTTATTTTCAATAGGAGAAGCAAATGCAAGACAAACAAAACAAATTTTTCGATGTGCAAAATACTGTGCTATTTGATAATGACCCAAAGAATTTCACAATCAAACACGCACAGCACATCCCACAGTCTTTTCTAGACAACATAAGAAACCAAAGAGATAACTCCCTTAACCAGAATGAAGGTGAGTTTATGCGTGTTGCCTCAGTACCAGTAGCGGTGCATGAGCAGTGGCTACGAGAAGGTTTCGACATGATGCAAGAGACTCCAAAGGCCATTTTAATGCGCCTTAAGCAACAAGACCTTGATGCCTTTATCACAACCAAAAAACAGGTATAACCAATTATGAACTATGGAAGTATCAGAACTCATTTTAAAGCGGTGTTGAATCGCTCAGATATTACGGACGCACTTGCTGACACTTTCATTGATCAAGGCATTGCGAGAATCCAAAGAACACTTAGGATTCCATCAATGGAGGCAAAGCATACTTACAACATTTCCTCTTTGATTAATCAGGTAGTACTACCATCTAACTTCTTAGAAGCCATAGATATCTACTACGACAATAGGGTACTAACTCGCATTCCTATGACAGAGATGCAACAACTAAAGGATGCTAACCAAAGCGGAAACCCACTGTACTTTGCAAGAGAGCAGTCCTCCCTTTTGGTCTACCCTTATCCTACAAGCGGTAACTTAACGCTTAATTACTATGCTCAGTACCCAGAGATGACAACTGATTCTTCTGAGACACTCTTGTCACAGATTGCACCAGATTTAATTATCTATGCGGCTCTAACTTATGCATCTGACTACTATCTGGATGAGCGTACAGAAGTGTTTGAAGGTAAATACTTGCAGTTCATGACTGAGCTACAAGAGCAAGCTAATGATCAGGAGCTTACTGGTTCATTACAGAGTATCCGTCCGTCTTACATTCTTGATTACTAGGAGGTTTTACAATGGCTAAATCCTCCTTTTTCAGTAGTACAGGTATTACAGCAACAAACACAAACGTCATACAAGCCTCAGTAAACCAAGCGGCTAATAGTGCAACTTTAGCTGAACAAGCATTTGATGCTTTTGATGATCGGTATCTAGGGCAAAAATCATCGGCTCCCTCTACAGATAACGATGGGAATCTCTTAATTGCAGGAACCTTGTACTTTGACACTTCTCTTAATGAGATAAGAATTTACAAAGGTGACTCAGGTTGGGAAGCACTAACAGCCGCAGGATCTTTACAGATAGCCAACAACCTGTCTGACCTAAATAACGCAGAAACCGCAAGAAGTAACTTGTCTCTAGGAGATTCTACCCAAGACACCTACTACATAAAGTCCAGAGCCTCCTCTGGCACAGCTATAAAAGTCGAAGGCACTATTGAGGCTTCAGGTAGCATGGATGCAACGGCTTACAAAAGAAGTGGGACTACCTTTTTAGATCCTACAGGCTCACTAACTAACGTCACCTTAGACGCAGGAAACTTTTAATAACTTATACAACACCGAATGAGGCTCTCCCCCAATGGCACAAACGATTAAAATCAAAAGAAGTACAACTAACGGAAGTTCAAGCGACAGTTTCAACACTCCTGCGTCATTAGCAAACGGTGAGTTAGCTTACTTAAACAATGCAACGCACAAAAAGCTCTACATAGGCCGTCCTGGTGGAGGCACTGGTGACATAGATGTTATCGGTGGTAAAGACTTTACT